CTCCGATAACACCGCGCATTTTGCGGTAGATGGAGCCGGCACGGTTGTTGTTACACCTACCGGTATATTGCAGATTAGCTCCGCTGGGGTGCTTTCTTCGTCTGCTAACCTTTCTGCTTCCAATTTCTATGTGCCCCCCGGCAATTCCATCTTCTTTGATGGAAGCAGCGAAACATTTAAGATCACAAACAACGGTACCAACCTAGACATCAATGGCGCCAACATTAATTTAAATGCGACTACAACAACCCTCAGCGGCGATCTTAGCGTTTGTGCGGGAACTGCCTCAATAGCCCACCTTAGCGGCTGTTCACCAATTCAGGTGCACGCGCCGATGCAAATACAATCTCTAGATGAAGGCGGCATTCTGTTCGCCGGCACGGACGGTGAGCTAAGCACCGACGTTGACAACCTCGAGTGGTCCACCGATCGCGACGACAACGACGGCTATCTAAGTCTGTTCGTTTCTTCTTCTGCTAGTGGTAGTGCCGCACTCGGTGACGGGATGTTCATGGTGACCGACGAGAACGACGACGACATCTGCTTTATCAGCGCTGACGGCGCCGAATTCGCTGTCGGCATTTCAGCATCTGCCAATGTTTCTGCGTCTTATTTCTACGGAGATGGATCTAACTTAACCAATCTTCCTGGTGGTGGTGGTGGTGGTGGTATCTTTACTGAGTTGGGTGCCACGACTGCAGCCACTACGAGTAGTGTTAAGATTGGTACCGGCTCCGCTCCTATGATTACTTTGGATGTCCACTATACCGGTAGCAGCTCCCCAGTAAACCTTTCAAATGATACTGGTGGCGGTGAAGTCGTATATTATGGGGGCTCCGGGGGGCCCCAGGTTGCTGGAGGCATCTATTACTTGAACAGTTCGGGCGACTGGGCATCAGTTGATAGCGCAACTACTGGAAGTGGACATAATCAGCTACTGGGCATAGCTCTAGGCATGAAGCCGTCCGCCGATGGTATTTTGATTAAAGGATACTTCGATGTGCATACTCACTATTCAGGATCCTTTATTAAGGGGGGCCCCGTATATATCCAATCGAGTAGCGTGGGACGAACCACTACGGGTGGCGGCTATCTAAGTGGCGCCGCCCCGTCTGCCGCCGATTCATATGTTAGAGTTGTGGGTTATGGTACTGATACTGCAAATGTGATTTATTTTAATCCGGATAGTACTTATGTAGAGTTGGCGTGATATGCCGTCAGCTATCCAAGGAGTAGATATGAGCAATGTCAAAAAGATTAACAACGTTACTGTCGACGTCCACGCTGCCACCCTATTAGCTGACATTGATTTTAGATCTCTGTCGTCTGCCGACTGGACCGGTGAAGCTACTGTCTCTTTAGATGGAAAGGCTTGGACAATTCTAAATGGCGGAAATGCAAATGCCTTCGGTCCAGATGGAAGCACTCTTGTATTGCACCCCAAAGGAACATCGGCGGGCGACTGGTACAACACCGCCCGAACATCTCCAGCCCTGACGATATCCCTCAACGATCTAGATCCGAACCTTACTGATTCATCCAGATATGCAGTGCAAATGATTACCCCCGGTTTTCAGAGCCAGAGCGCTAACTATTCGCGCTTGCTTATGGGATTCTATAATACCGCCGATACGACCAAGGGCTATGGGCCGCTTTTTGGAAATTATTATAATGGGGGCGAGGCGATTTATTGGATCAACGGCGCCAACGACGAGGCCGCCGAGTCGGAAGAGGCCAAAGGCTTTAGCGGAAATGAGCAGACATACTGGGTTTACTTAGAAAGCAATGGTCTTTGGACCTGTTATACAAGCGATTCACAAGACACCACTGTAGACGGGGGAACAAAGATGGGTACGCTCTGGTCTTCTATTTCGGGTCCGAACCAGAAAGGACGCGGCGCCGACATTACCACAGGATTGCTTACAAAGCCTTCGAATGCGCGCGCCGTTCTAACGGCAATCGGAAACCACAACGTCACCACCGGACCTACAAACAAGATTGATATGTTACGAGTGTGGAAATTGTCTAATGACTAAGAGGTGTATTTAGAGCATCCGTTTCATTCAATTCAGCACACGGATATCAAGCAACCCCCGAGAATCTCAAGATCTACGGAAACTTAGCTAACACATAATTACAAAATGATAACTATTAGATAACTATTAGTCATTTCCTTATCTTAGGAACTAATTACATTTGACAAGATATAATTTTAGGAGCTGACTTATGTCGTCATTGTTAGAAGAAGCCATTGTTGACGCGAAAGCGCTCAAGTATGCTGCATTAAAAAATGCTGAAAATGTTGTGTTGGAGAAATACTCCACTGAGGTTAAGAGTGCCATCTCTACTTTACTAGAGCAAGATGAATTTGGTCTAGAGGAAGAGGCGCCTCCTGCGGACACTTCTTTTACAGACGATGTTCCGTTTGCTTTTCAGAACGAAGCGCTTGACGCACCGGCAGAAGACGAATTGATTGAAATCGATTTCGATCAGTTGAAAGCCCGCATTGCAGAAGAAGAAGCGCAGGGAATGGAGGCACAGCCAGAAGAAATGCTGTCCGCCGCCGAGATCGCGCCCGAGATTGCAGCTACGGAACTTGGAGAACAGGTTACCGATCAAGAACTAAAAGACGACGCCGAGGAAGACTCTGCGTCCCTCGGCGGCGGCGCCGATCGTGAAGAACTAGAAGAGGGGGAAGCAGACGAAGATGTTGCCCTCACAGAAGAAATGCTAGCCGACCTTATTGAGGAGTTGGTTGTTGATTTGAAACCGGTTCCCCAAGGATGGGCGTCCGTGAACTCGGCTTACAACGGTGTCGAGCAGGCCAACAATGATGCCATGGCCGCTGCCCATGACGCTCACCTCGAAGAATATGAAGAAATTGAAGAGGAAGAGGAAACGGCCCCCGACGTTACTCATATGGTTTATGAGACTAAAATTAAAAAACTTACAGAATCTACAAAAGAGCTACGTGCTCTTTTGATGAAAGCCAAGGATCAGCTCACAGGGCTGAACTTGGAAAATGCCAAACTTGTTTATCAAAACAAGGCACTCAACAGCGCCTCCTTGAATGAGCGACAAAAAAATAATATTGTCGAAGCTGTTCAATCTGCCACTTCTGTTGAAGAAGCAAATATGCTTTTTGAGACAATCCAAAATGCAGTGGGTGTTTCGAACCCTAAGGGCTTGAGACCACAAACGCTGCGTGAAGCTGTCACAAGGCCTACTTCGCTTTTAATCAACTCTCAGAGAAACAACAAGGCTGCAAAAGATCCAGCAGTGGATCGTATGCTGCGTTTAGCAGGTTTAACAAAACAATAAAACATATTAGGAGGTTATATAAATGTCTATTGTAGAAAAACTAACCGAAGGTATCGTTAATCGAGATCTTGGGAAGGAAGGTGCCGCTCTCATTGCAAAATGGGAAAACACCGGTCTTCTTGAAGGTCTTAGTGACGATGTCGCTCGGAACGGGATGGCCCGATTGCTTGAGAACCAAGCAAAAGAGCTGCTCCGTGAAACCTCCACCATGGCTGGTGGAGATGTTGAGGGATTTGCGGCTGTCGCATTCCCCCTCGTTCGCCGTGTATTCGGCTCTTTGATCGCCAACGATCTCGTTAGCGTTCAACCGATGAGTTTGCCTTCGGGCCTCATCTTCTTCCTGGATTTCACCTTTGGTGGAACCTTAACTAGTCAGCGAGAACGTGTTGGCTTCCAGATTTCGTCATCTCTCTATGGTGGCGACGTTGTGGGTGCGCAAATTACTGGTGGTGTTGATCTGGTCGGTCTTGAAGGTACCGATGCGGGTGGTCCTTACAACTTACGTAACGGCTATTCGTCTCCAACGGGAACTATCGGCGCCGCCCACCGCTTTGTGGTTTGTTCCGGAACCCTAACGGGCCTTGGAACGGTCCAGGGCAGTACTCTCGGCCTTGGCCCAGAAGCTGCGGCCGCAGGGGCGGATTTGTGGAACGCCGCGCGCGTTAACCGTGTCTTGCGTTTCGATCCAGATTTAACTTCTGGCTCCGTTTTCGCTATTGTCGATTTGGCAGGTACCAACCATCAGCTTAATTATGATGATTTGGTTGCCATTTCTCGAACAGGTAGTGTTGGCAATACTGCAGCGTGTACCCTGGTTCACAGGCTGTCGGTACTTAGTCAGTCTCTTGATCAGAGTGTAACCGATCAGGATAATCACATTCACTTAGTGTTTGTTGGAACCGGCGTTACGTCGGACGCCCTGGAAGCCTTCATTGATACTGGTATGGGATCGTTAAGTTTTACTGAAGTAGATGATTTTATCAATGCTTCGGCAACCCGACCCGGCGCTCTCGTTGGTACGGCGACGTGGGGATTAGAAGATACTCCCGACATCCCGGAGATCAACATCCAGATCGACTCGGTGGCTGTTACGGCTATCACCAAGAAGCTCAAGGCTAAGTGGACTCCGGAGTTAGGACAAGATCTTAACGCCTACCACAACCTTGATGCCGAGGTGGAACTTACTCAGATTCTGTCTGAGCAGATTGCTCTAGAGATCGATCGTGAGATTGTTGAAGACCTTGTTAAGGGTGCTACGGCTGGTGTTCGCTACTGGTCCCGTCACCCCGGCGAGTTCCTGGAGCGCTCAACGGGTGCTGTTTCTGCTATCGTGCAGGACTTCACCGGTAATGTGAGCGAGTGGTATGAGACCCTCATTGAGTCCATCAATGATGTCTCGGCACAAATCCATCGGAAGACTCTTCGTGGGGCTGCCAACTTCGTCGTCTGCGGACCCGAAGTTGCAAACTTACTTGAGTTTACCGCTGGTTTCCGTGCCAATGTGACTGCTGATAGCGACCGCGGCGACGCGGGTGCTGTTAAGGTTGGTTCCCTCTCGAAGAAGTTCGACGTTCTCGTCGATCCTTACTTCCCGCGTAACTTGATCCTTGTGGGTCGACGCGGAAGTAGCTTCCTGGAGAGTGGTTATGTGTATGCACCTTATGTGCCGCTGCAGACCACGCCTACTATCTTCGGCGTTGAAGACTTCGTGCCCCGTAAAGGCGTGATGACCCGATATGCCAAGAAGATGGTTCGTCCGGATATGTATGGTTTAGTCGTCGTTCGCGGCCTTGTAGACTAATCATAACTGACGTAAGGTCAAAATGATGAAAGCCCCGTCTCTTTGAGGCGGGGCTTTCTATTTAGTAGTAGTTAACCGAGGAAACTTTAATGGCGATACCCAACCTGAACCCAGCGTCGACATCTAATACTAATATCCTTCCGGCTACCGGTTCCGCTTCAAATGTAACCACTACTCTTCCGTTTGGAATTTATGCCTCTTCGGGTGACTTTTTATCGGGAGCGGCCGATCAGGTAGCCTACACATATAAAAAGTTGGGGGGTGATGTTCTGGATATTGAACTTGCAGAAGGAAATGTTTATGCTGCTTATGAAGAGGCTGTCCTAGAATATTCTTATATTGTTAATCTTCATCAAAGTAAAAATTCTTTGTCTAGCCTACTGGGCGCCCAAACTGCTTCTTTCGATGCAGATGGCCAAATTGTGGCTGGCGATGATCTTTCCGGAAGCACCATAGAGCTAAGATATCCTCGGTTTGATTATGGTTTCGCACATCGAGTTTCTGAAAGATCTATTACAGAAACTGGTCTGGGGGGGACACTTCCTATATATTCTGCGTCGCTGGACATGGTGCCAGGAGAACAGGACTATAATTTACAAACTATTATATCTGCCTCATCTGTAACTGATACATCGGCTCCTTATTTTGGAGAGGTCGACAATAAAAGAGTGGTTATCCGAAAGGTATTTTTTAAGACTCCTCGTGCTATGTGGAGGTTCTATGGGTACTATGGCGGATTTTCGGTCGTGGGGAACTTAAGAACTTACGGACAATATGCTGACGATTCTACATTTGAAATAGTTCCGACCTGGCAGAATAAGTTACAAGCCATTGCTTACGAAGACGCACTTAACACCCGGATTTCTCACTATTCATATGAACTTAAAAACAATAAATTGAGAATTTTCCCCAATCCCAGTGCCACCAGCCCTAAAAAGTTTTGGGTTGAATTTACGATTGAGCATCAGTATGCCCCATGGGAAGACGGCGCCGGCCAGCCAAAATCTGGCATTGAGGGAATCAATAATATGAACACCCTTCCCTTCCAGAATGTTCCTTATGGAAGTATTAACGCCATTGGAAAACAATGGATCCGCAGATTTGCGTTGGCGCTTGCAAAAGAAACCCTAGGTCAAATTCGTGGAAAATTTGCAGTAGTCCCGATTCCCGGAGAGAATGTTACTTTAAATGCCACCGCACTCTTGGGACAAGCGAAAGAAGAACAGGAAGCTTTAAGAACCGAACTTAAGGAAACTCTCGATCAACTCACCTATGCTCAGATGGCTGCCACAGATTCTACGCTCCAAGATTCTACTACGAAAGTACTTCAGAATATT